GTTGAATTAGGTAAATCTATTTCTAATATATTATTTCTCAAAGGTATAATATCTGGAGATGATGGAACTGCAACTATTCTAATTTGTGTAGATGTTGCACCATCAACATTAGATATACTTGTTATGTTTGCACTAGGTATAGATATTTTACCAGCAATATAATCAACAGTACCAAAGTTTGCATTTACAACAGTCTTCGTTGTACCAACAAAATAATAAGTTCTTAATGCACCGTCTTTATCATCAATAAAAAGTTCATTATCATCACCACTTAATTTAAAACCAGTTGATGATACAACAGCTTCGTGACCACTATGTGGATTATATAATGCGTTACCAAAGTTTACCTCGTATGATGAGTTAGTATTAAGAGTAGGTGTAATTTTCTTTGACATTTGAATAGTAGTAACATTTGAGGTAATTGCTGTATCTGTATCATCTATTTGTCCAATCAAATCTGAAAATCTAAATTGTGAATTAAATTGTTCTAAAGTATTTGTACTATAAGTTGTAAGTGTAGTTGTTACTAATGCTATTAAATCGTCAACAGTTTTTGTAGTGATTGTGGAATTATATTTAAAACTGGTAGTTAATCTAATCTGGATAGTTTCTGGGTCAACTATTTCTGTTCTAATAGATGCAACATTATATGGTTTTAAAGAATTTTGTATCGTAGATTTTTGAGAATTTGTTAATGTATTACCATCAATAGTCTTTATTGATATATAAACCACTCCATATTTTGGTGGGTCATTATCCTCACCACCCCAAACTGAAACAGCTGCAGTATCTGGAAAAACTTGTCTTACAAATACTTTATAATCATTTACTGTAACTGCTCTATTTTGTGCAGAGTAATCTAAAGGTGCATTAAATTTAATACTATCAATAGTTTCTCTTGTTGCACCACCAGAGGCTGCACTTGTTGTCGTAACAGTATATGCAGTAGAACCAGCAATTTGTGAAGAACCAGTAAGACTAGTTGCACCATTAGCTAAAGTTTCGTTAGTTACAATATATTCTAAAACAACGATATTACCATCAGATAGTTTTTTACCTATTACACCATCACCAAATAATATTTCGTGTTGTCCGTCTTCAACCTCTTGAACAAAGAATATGTTAGAAGTAGAAGTTGCTTGAACTATATCAGCAGATTCTGTATATGTTGCAGTAGTAGAATCGGTTGAAGAATTTTGTACAGTAACTTTTAAAGTTGACATATCTGCTTTTGTATCTGGTATAATAAACCTTTGGTCAACATTATCTGCATCAACAGTATATCTTGTCGTAATCAATGTTCCCTCAAATACTTCTAATCCTTCAAATCTTAATACATTATTTTCTCTAGATTTAGTGACTGCACTATTAGTAATAAAAAAGTAAGGAACATTATCAATGGATGATTGAAAAGAAAAACCTTTTGGTATTGTTGCAGTTGTTATACCAGTGGTTGCACTAACCTCAACATTAATTATTGCTTTAGGTGCTCGTGAACTTCTTACTTTATATCCTAATAATTTTGCGTGTGATACAACTGAAGAACGAAGTTGTGCAGTATCAAGAAACATTTCATTACCCATAAGGTTTGCGTTCATAGCTTGATAATGCGTGTTGTATGCAAGAACATCTAATAAGATATTCATACCAGACCCTTCAAAGTCGTAGTCTGTAAATTCTGTTTGATTTTTTAGGAATGTTTTTAAATTACTTTTAATACCATCAAAGTCTAATTCTGTAATTCTTAATCTTTCTTTATTTGACATTATCTTATTCTCTCTAGTATAAACTCAAATGATATTAGTTCGGTTGTTGCGTTAATAATAAAAAAATCTAATCTAACATTATAAGCGTTTCTATCTATGTCTGGTGTACAATCAACTCTATGTATTAGAATTCTTGGTTCGTGTGTTTCTAAAACATTTGTAATATTGTGAGTTAATACTCCAGCAGTTAATGTATTTAAAGGTTCAAATAAAGATTGTCTGATATTAGAACCTATCTCTGGATGAAAAGGTTTTTCATAATGATTGATTGATATAAGATTTCTAACACTTCTTTTGATTGCCTCTACATCTGTGACTTTAGTAATATCTTTAGTAACTGGATTCTGATTAAAGTTTAAACTTAAATCCTTAAAGATACGATTACTTCGTCTCTCGTTATTTATTTGTGCATCAAATAATAAATTTCCAGATGTTAGTGCCATATCTTATCCTACGAATACAGTTACCGTGCCTTTATTCATAATTGCTTTAGTACAAGGCGGTAAACCACTTGCAGCGCTGATTGGGTCATTAAGTCTCATAACATTTCTTCCGTTTGCAAATACAGTTTGTGAACCATCACTTGGAATCGGAATACCAGAGTGTGCAAGACAACCCACTGGTGGAGGTGGTGGTATAATGTGTACTGAATTAAATCCAGTTATGACTGTTCTAACTGGTTTCTTATTAATTAATACTGTTTTAACACCCTTCATAACTGTTGACCGTTCAAAACAAGGTGGTGTGTGACCTTCATCTATATCTTCTATTCTATGTGCTGGAAAAGTTCCCATTTGTTCTCCTTATATTAATAATATTATTTAGTCATTATATTAAGCAAAAGGTGCATAAAATTGTGATACAAAAGCTGGTGCAAAAGAGAAATCATTTGTAACATCGTGTGATAACATAAATGTTTTACACTCAGTTGGTTGTTTTATTTCGTGTTGTGTTGTCAATCCAGTAATGGGGTCAGTTTCTGATACGGTTTCCGTTTTAAAAAAACAGACAGTCACATTATATAAAAAAGTATATGATGGTGTTGTGTCTTGATTAAATTCGTGCATTAAATGTGTTTTACCCAAGACTGAGGTATCATCAACATCTGGAGGCATTAAATCAATACCAGTTATTTCTACATCTGGAACATCATTGTCTGCACTCTCTTCTCTTAAATAAAAAAAACCTTTATCATTAAACTTACGACTATAAAATCCAGATGTTGTAGCAGAAGTAACTCCATTTGTTATTGTGATATCTGGTTCTGTATCTGCAACATAGTCTTCATATATTAATTTATCAAGATTAGATTGAACTTCATCATTATCATTTGTCGCATCTTCTAATAATAATGTTGCATCTTCTACTGACAACTCTGTAATTAAATTATCACCAGCATCAGTTCCTAAACCATCAGTTTGATTTAAAAGTAAAAAATGTCCGTCTTCTAATAATATACTGTCTGATGATGCAGTTGTGCCTGGTTCTAAAACTAGGTTTAGAAAATCTCTTTGTAGTGTAAGTGTTGTTGATTCTATTGTTTCATTAGGGCCTGGACTTGCAGTTACAGTTCTTGAAAATGTTGCACTATGTCCACTCTGTACTCTGGTTACACTCGCAAATTGTGTCGCTGGTGATATTGTTACCATTATCCTTGTCCACGATACTTCTTCCAACTTCTTCTTTTATGTTTATTCATCGTTGAAGTTTTAACTTTACCTCTACCAATAGATGTTCGTTTAGTAGTGGGTTCATAGACTGACATTGTATTCATTTTTTTAGCCATTTAATTTCTCCTAGTTCAAGTCAATTCTTGGTGCAGTCACTTTATAATTACCACCAGCTGTTGCAGTAAATGAACCACCAGCCATATCACCTATCTTTGCACCAGCCTTTCGTGATATATAACCACCAACCGAAGTTATCTGAGCACCACCGACAGTATCAGTTTGAGCACCACCTATTGCATTACTTTCAGCTGCACCAACTACTTTACTTCTCATTGCAGCTATGTTTAATGTATCTGCACCCATAATCATTGTCATTCGTGAACCTTTGATTACTTCAGTTTTACTTCCGTCTACTTGTATATTCCAGTTACCTTTTATGTAAGTATTACAGTTTTGGTCAATCGTTAAATTACAAGTACCTTTAATATTTACAAAATCATTACCAGCGATAACCTCATAGTTATGTCCTACGACTCTTGTCATTTTTGTACCATCTGAATCTACTTCATAGAATGTTCCAGTTCTATGATATTCCATAATTCTTTCTGCACCTGGCGTATCATCATATTCTTTAATGTGTCCAGACTCTGTTTCTCTTGTGTGGTTATAAGGATATTCTGGGTCAACTCTCATCTTCTGACTTCTAGGTTGTCCAGTTTCATTAGAGATACCACCTACTCTTGCACCAGTAAAATTAACATCTGTTGTTCTAGGTTCACTCCAAGAACCACCACTTGTAGTTGTAGGGCCTGTTGAAACTCTTCTACCAGTTTGCGTTTCTATCGTAATTGCATTTGCAACTGGGTCTGGTTTGATTGATATGTCTACACCTAGTTTTTCTGCTGTTCTTAAAATTAATTCTTTTTCTTTACCTCTATTTTCTATTAATAAATTTTCAGATATTTGTCTTGCTTTTTGTTCTACAAATGCATCTGTGACTGCATCTTTTCTATTGACAAAATTACCATCAGAGTCTGAGAGATATTTTGCAGTATCTAACCAGTTTTGTGTTACTGCCATACCACTAGAATTTAAATTAGCACCAACATTTGCATCAAAATCTGGAAGTAGATTTGCAAGTTCATCTGTCAAACCATTTAAATCACTATCGTTGGTACTATTGTTAACAAAGTTCCAACCAGTTGATGAGTTAAATACTTTACCTCCAGATTGCGTACTTCTAAATGTATCTACAATCGTATCGTGGTATTGAGGATTTTCATCTCTTGTTGGAATCCTACCACCATATTTTTGTAATTCTATTTTATAGTCTTCACCAAATTTTCTCGCAAGAGCTGTTGATGCATCAACACCAAAATTAGTTATAGAATTAATTGCACCATCTGATGTTAGATTACCTTCTGAATCTACCGTGATACTATCATAAAGATACCTTGACATTCTTTCATCAACACCACCAATAGTTGAAAGTGGGTCAACAGCACTTAGTAATTTTGCACCAGCAAGAATATAACCAGACTTTGTTGTTGGTGCGAGTAAACCAGTTTTGATAACATCTGAAAGTGTATTTGTTACTTGTGGTAAACTTACTTTGTAATCACCTATGTCAATATGAGTGTCTGCATTAAAGGCATTAAATGTTGCTGTAATACCAGTTGTTAAACCTAATAGTGTATCACCATCTGCAAGTTGATAAGCTGCAGTTCCTACATCTACAATAGTTCCAAAATTATCTGTAAGAAATCCACTTGTTTCTTCACTTACTAATCCAGTTAAAGTGTCTGTAACTGGTTCTGCAACTGTATTAATAATCTCTGAACCAATAGGTGTTGATGCAAGAGCAGCTACTACACCACCAGGCGATAAATTACCAGATGAAAGTTTACCAACTGCTTGTGCAGTTACAGCAATCTTTGATGCAGAATCAATAGAACTAAATGTTCTTGGAAGAATATTTGTAAAACCTTTAAAACTCAAATTTTTAAATGCAGACCCTAATTTATCAACTAAAGATGTAGAACCTTGTGCAACTCTTCCAGCTCCACCTAAAAATCCAGAACTACCTTGAAGAAAACTACCACCAGTAACACTTGAAAGATTTGATGTAGTAGTTCCAAATATAGCGTGTGTTCCAGAAACTTGAGCTCCTCTTTGCACATTACCTAATATTGACCCACCACTATCTGATATGTCAATACCAGCAGCAAGTGAACCCTCTCCAGTTACATCTGATACACCAAAGTCAGATAAGAACCCACCACTCGTTGCATTTTGAAACGCACCAACACCTAATCCAAGTGCAGTACCACCTATACTAAATAATGTACCAGCAAGTCCTAATCCACTTGCAAGTGCAATCGGTACATCTTTTGTATACGCACCATCTCTAGTTTCTCTATTTCCGTGAATTAAACTGGGAATACCAAGTCTATTTACATCTGGTTCATTTAGTCTTAATGGATAAGGGCCGAAGTCTGAAATGTATTCGTTGGTTGGGTCATTGAAACCTTTTGATTTATCTCTGTCTACTGAGTTCCTACCAGGCAGTGTTCCCATAACAACTGGTTCTTGCATAGTTTGTGCATCAGTAAAGAAACCTATGACCCAAGAACCAGGCGTAAGAAACGAAGGTGTTTCTCCTAAACCATTCATAGATGGTGTAGTGACAGGCATCATTACCGATGCCCAAGGCAGGTCTTCTGTTGGGATTTTAGATTTATCTTCTGTATGATATCCTAGACATCGTACACGAACTCTACCTAGTCTCTCTGGGTCGTTTCTATCTTC